GGCCACTGTGGAGTACACAAAAAACGCCGCGCTGTTCGTGTCTGTGCTGTTTCATAGCGGCACGAACGCCCATTTTATGCACTTGCAAACGAAAAGCTACAGCGAACACAAAGCGCTGGAAACATACTACGAATCAATTGTGGATATTGTTGACCGATGGGCTGAAGCCTATCAAGGTTGTTACGAAGTCATAAATTTATACCCCAGCGATTTTCATGTTGCAAAAGTGCCGCTCACGTATTTTCAGAAAATAAAAGATTTTGTCGATAGCATACGAAAATTATTGCCAAAGGAAACTGAACTGCAAAATATCGTAGACGAAGTGGCGCAACTGGTTGATTCAACTATTTATAAACTCAAAGTTTTAAAATAATGCCATCAAAATCACCAGAACAAGCTCGCCTTATGGCAGCAGCCGCACACGATCCTCAGTTAGCCAAAAAGGTTGGCGTGCCGGTTACTGTCGCGCAAGAATACAATCAGGCCGACAAGGGAAAGAAATTAGCCGAGGCTATGAAACTGATGCCGGATAAAAAGTGAAAATTGAACAAATAAAACTTGATTCTTTAATCCCGTATGCTCGAAATTCGCGCACACATTCGGATGCCCAAGTCGCGCAAATTGCAGCCAGTATTAAAGAATTCGGTTTTACAAATCCTGTTTTAATTGACGAAACCGGCAGCATTATTGCCGGTCATGGGCGAGTCTTGGCATCGCGCAAACTTTCGTTTAATGAAGTTCCTTGTATTCGTTTGTCTCATTTAACAGCAGCTCAAAAACGCGCTTATGTTATTGCAGACAACAAACTGGCTCTAAACGCAGGATGGGATGATGAATTGCTGCGATTAGAATTAAACGATTTGAAAGAATTAAATTTTGATTTAGATTTAACTGGATTTAGCGCAGAAGAAATAGATCAATTTCTAACGCCAGAACAGGTTGAAGGACTGACCGACGAGGATGCAGTCCCAGAGGTGCCGGAAGAGCCTGTTACCAAACCTGGCGATATATGGTTGCTTGGCAAGCATCGGCTGATGTGCGGGGATAGCACCAGCGTCGATGCGGTGGATGCGCTGATGACGGGGCAGAAGGCGGATATGGTGTTTACCGATCCGCCCTATGGCGTCGAGTATCAGTCGAACATGAGAAAGGACAGCAAAAAGTTCGACGTTCTTGCTAACGACGACACCTTCCTAGACGTTGCTCCGATTATTGAGTCGTTCTCGACTGGCTGGGTATTTGTCTGGACAAGTTGGAAAGTGCAGCATCGCTGGATAGAGCAGTTCAATTCTTTAGGATATCCGACAAACATCGTTATCTGGCACAAACCGGGCGGAAGCATGGGCGACCTTTCTCGGACTTTTGCCAGCGATTACGAAGTCGCTCTTGTGTGGAATCGTGGCGCAGAATTGTGCGGCAAGAGGATTGGATCTGTCTGGACAATCAACAAGGACGGCGGAGCAACCTACGTCCACCCCACGCAAAAGCCGGTTGCTCTGGGTTGCGAGGCGATTGATAAAACGACTAGGACCGGCGCTGTCGTTCTTGACCTGTTTGGCGGGTCTGGATCAACGCTGCTGGCGTGCGAAAAGACCGGGCGAGTGGCTCGGTTGATGGAACTGGACTCTCGATATTGCGATGTGATCGTCAAGCGCTGGCAGGACTTCACCGGCAAAACAGCAACGTTAGAATCTACTGGCGAGCCATTTATTTCTTTGAAAAAGGCCGCATGATTGGCTTAATAAAATAATATGGCACAAAAACCACATAAACCAACTGATGATCTGCGCCGCCAGGTCGAGCAAGCATCTGGCCTTGGATTGCCGCACGATCAGATCGCCGCACTTGTTGGTATTAGCGATGAAACATTGCGAAAGTATTACGGGCCAGAATTGGCTATTGGGAAAGCAAAAGCTTCTGCTCAAGTAGCAAAGACTTTGTTTAACAAAGCTGTGCAGGGCGGTGACACCACCGCCATGATCTGGTGGACGAAAGCGCAGATGCGTTGGGCAGAAACGCAGCGTCATGAAAATAGCGGCCCCGAAGGGGGACCGCAGGAATTTATTTGCAAATGGCAGTCAGAGAAATAACACTGCCGTATTCGCCTCGCAAGGCGTTTATGCCGTTTCATGCTCGTACAAAACGCTGGTCGTGCCTGGTAGCGCACAGGCGCGCAGGCAAAACGGTTGCAGCTATTAACGACATGATACGAGCGGCATTCACAAGCCGCGATTCCATGCCGCTTTACGGCTACGTGGCGCCTTATCGCAGCCAAGCTAAATCCGTCGTGTGGGATTACCTCAAGCACTATTCCGAGCCAATCACCAAAGATAGCAACGAGGCCGAGCTAACCGTAACATTGCTCAACAATAGCAAGATCCGGCTGTTTGGCGCAGACAACGCAGACGCCATGCGCGGATTGGGATTTTCTGGTGTTTACCTGGACGAATTTGGCGATTTTAAACCCAGCGTTTGGGGAAACGTCGTGCGCCCTGCACTCAGCGACAAGCAAGGCTGGTGCGTGTTTGGAGGCACACCAAAAGGCAAAAACCAGTTTTATGACATACGCCAAACGGCACAGAAACAATCAGATGATTGGTTTTTGCTAGAACTGCCAGCAAGCAAATCTGGATTGCTTCCTGAATCAGAACTAAACGCAGCGCGAGCGCAACTCAGTAAAGATCAGTTCGATCAAGAATATGAGTGTTCCTTTGACGCGGCAATACTTGGCGCTTTTTACGGTGTCGAAATGCGCGAAGCAACAGACACCGGGCGCATCACGCAAGTTGATTATCAGCCAGAGGTGCCTGTGCATACAGCATGGGATCTGGGCTATCGTGACGATACCGCAATCTGGTTTTATCAAGTCATTCGCGGTGAAATTCACGTCATTGACTATTACGCAGTCAGCGGCGCAAACATAAAAGAACTTGCCGCAGTTGTTACAGGAAAACCGTATCGATACGGCAAACATTACCTGCCGCATGACGCTCGCGCAAAAACTTTAGCCGCGCAAGGCAAAAGCGTAATCGAGCAGATGGCTGAATACCTTGGCATCAACAACATGGCAATAGTGCCGGATTTAAGCGTGCAGGACGGCATCCAGGCAGTGCGTCAAATGTTGCCGTATACATGGTTTGACGCCGAACGATGCTCCGAAGGATTGGAAGCGCTTCGACAGTATCAACGTGAATACGACGAGGATAAAAAAGCGTTTCGTCAAACGCCACGACATGATTGGTGTTCGCATCCTGCGGACGCCATGCGAATGCTTGCTATTGCGTGGCGAGCAGAGCCGACTATCAAGCCGCCAGATGTAATTAAGCCTTTGATTGTCGGTCCAGAAAACACAGTAACATTAAATGATATGTGGGCAACCACAAGAACACTAAGGAGTAGCAGATTATGAGCGGCGTAAACAATCCCTATCGTTATCAATACGAAACTGTAGCGGCATCGCAAACCGCACAGGTATTAGGCGGCACTGGAGCAACTGGCGATTATTTGCATCGCCTGGTCGTAAACGTTGGAACAGCTGCAACAAGCACCGTATCAATTATTGATAATTCCACTTCAATCGCTTTAGTACCCGCTAATACTCCAGTCGGCATTTACAGCATTGAACTAAATATGGTTTCAGCTTCAGGCGCATGGAAAGTTACTACTGGGGCCGGAGCGTCTGTTATTGCAGTGGGCATCTTCAGCGCATAAACTTAGCGCAAACAGGCAGAATTTATGGAAGCTATTGCAACCAGTGTGCAAAAATATTTAAACATCGTTAGTCAATACGATAACGAGTTTAAAAAGTGGGAAGCTCGATCAGAAAAGATCGTCAAGCGATATCGGGACGATAATCGCAGTCAACACACAAACGAAACCGCAAAATTTAATATTTTGTGGTCAAACGTTCAAACACTGATACCCGCTGTTTACGCAAAGCTTCCAAAAGCTGTTGCAAAACGCAGGTTTGGAGACAATGATCCCATAGGACGTGTTGCTTCAGAAATTATTGAGCGCTCGCTTGAT